GGCCGATATAAAATAAGAGAAAAAAATCGAGGTTTTTGGATGAGATCAGAAGAAGCAAAAGTGTTGAGCTTGCGGTTCAAGGACACGATCCTTGCGATGCGGGATTACAACCCAGCAGAAAAGGCGTTGGTCGATCAACTAGCCCAACAGTTCAGAGATTGGTTTGAGGCCAGTTTGATTCTTGACGAACATGGTTTGATCACGGTCGGCAGTCAGGGCCAACCCCGGACCCACCCAGCACTCGACATCAAAAACAGTGCCTCTGACCGAATGGAAAGATGGCTACGCAGGCTTGGCTTGCTGGACGAAACGCCAGAAGCGGTCGATGCGTTAGACGAGTTGAAGAAGGAATTGTTGGCTGGATAAACCGCCCACTGATCTCGCTGGATTCGACCCAACCCAAAACGCTGATGGGTACACCTTCGACCCTGGAAAAGCAGACCGGGCAATGAGATTCTTTGGGCTGTGCTTGCAGCATCAAAAGGGAAAGTTCGCTGGTCAACAGTTCGAGTTGCTGGAATGGCAGAAGAATCTGATCGCCACAATTTTTGGTTGGGTGGATGAGGATGGGCTTCGCAGGTTCAAACGTGTCTGGCTTGAAGTACCTCGGAAAAATGGCAAAAGCACACTGAGCAGTGGCCTTGGTCTTTACATGCTTTTTGCTGATGGCGAAAAGGGTGCGGAAGTTGTGAGTGCTGCTTCTGACCGGGAGCAGGCCAGGATTGTGTTCGATGTTGCTGCGGGTATGGTCCGAGCTGATCCACTGCTTGCCAAGTCATCGAAGGTACTTCACAACACAATCAGGAACACGCTTACTGGCGGTACATTCAAAGTTCTGTCTGCTGATGCTGGAACCAAGCACGGAATGAACCTATCTGGTTTGATCTTTGATGAAGTCCATACCCAGAAGAATCGTGATCTGTGGGACACCTTGCATACCAGTCAGGGCAGTAGGGAGCAACCGTTAAGCGTTGCCATCACAACAGCCGGTCACGATAGGAACAGCATTGCGTTTGAGCAGCATGACTACGCAGAGAAGGTTCGTGATGGTGTGATTGAAGATCCAAAGTTCCTGCCAGTGATCTATGCAGCCAAGTCGGGCATGGATTGGACTAGCCCAGACACCTGGAAACACGCGAATCCGAGCATCGGAACAGCGATATCAGAGGAATACTTGGCGGAAGAATGCAAGCGGGGCATTGATGTTCCAGCGTTTGCTAACTCTTTCATGCGTTTGCACCTGAACATCTGGACTGAAACAGAGACTCGATGGCTTCCGATTGAGAAGTATGACGATCTCTGTGGGGGTGAGATTGATGAGAACGAGCTGGTGAACCAGCCATGTTGGGTCGGAATTGACTTGGGAGCCACACAAGATATGACTGCTGCGGTTGCTGTCTTTGCAACTGAGGGTGGTTCAGTGACGGTATTGCCGAAGTTCTATTTGCCTGCTGATGGTGTTATTGAGCGGGAACGCCGTTACAGGCAACCGTTTCGGCAGTGGGCCGATCAAGGCAAACTTCGATTAACACCGGGAGCCGTCACTGATTATGACTACATCTTCAATGACATCTTGGAAATGCGTGAGAAGTTTGACCTGCAAGAGTGCGCACTTGACCGTTGGAATGCAACCGACTTTGCGATCAGGATGGATCGTGAAAGCATCCCGGTCGCCTTCTTTGGACAGGGGTATGTGAGCATGAGTGCGCCAGCAAAACGATTGGAAGCCTTGGTGGTTGGTGGCAAACTCAGGCATGGCAATCATCCAGTAATGCGGCAACATGCTTCCGTGGCCTGCATCGAGACTGATCCCGCTGGCAACATCAAGCCATCCAAGAAAAGCAGCAGGCATCACAGAGAACATATTGATGGAGTCGTAGCCATGTGCATGGGACTAGGCCGAATGATGGCACATCAAGGGTCGGAAGAAACAGCATCAGACATCTATGAACAAGGGGGGTTGCGTTGCCTCTAACTGATTGGTTTAGACGGAAGCCGGAGACAGAAGAACGGCATATTGGTACGAGCAGCAATGTGGGTCTCTTTGGACTCCCATCGACAGCGGGTGTGAGGGTTGACGAAACTTCTGCATTGCAGTTGTCAACTGTCTACGCCTGCGTTCGCATCATCTCAGAGTCAATTGCCAGCCTGCCGGTTCATGTCCATCGCAAGACACCAAACGGAGTACGGGAAGCAAGAGAGTTGCCACTGACCAATGTGCTTGGGCAACAAGTAAACCCTGACTTGACCGCGTTCATGTTCTTTGAGTTGATGGTTTCTCATGCTTGCCTTTACGGAAATGCCTACGCAGTCATTGAGCGTAATGCCCGTGGTCAGGTCACTGGGCTTGCTCCGATTGAGCCAGCATATGTCCAGGTCAACTTGACGGAATCAGGCCGCGTGGCTTACCGCATCACATCCAACAACACTGATGTTGCATTACCGTCAGAAGATATCTTGCACATTCGTGGGCTTGGCCCCAATGGTTTGAAGGGTTATTCACCCGTCGCTTTGGCTAGAGAAGCCATTGGTCTTGGTCTTGCATCGGAAAGATATGGTGCTGCATACTTTGGCAATGCTGCTATGCCATCTGGTGTGTTGAGTGTCCCAGGCAAATTGAGTGATGAGGCTTTCAACAACCTTCGTCAATCTTGGGAAAACCTACACCGTGGAGCATCAAACTCGGCTCGTGTTGCGTTGCTCGAAGGTGGTATTGAGTTCAAGCCATTGAGTTTGCCACCTAACGAAAGCCAATTCCTACAGACTCGCAAGTTCCAGACACTTGAGATTGCAAGGATGTACCGGGTTCCACCGACTCTGCTTGCTGAGTTGGATGGCTCTTCTTCCTACGGCTCGATTTACGAGTTAAACCGTGGCTTTGTTACTCACACACTTACCCCGTGGGCTAGACGGATTGAGAACGAGCTGGAGAGCAAACTGCTTCCAAACGCCGACTACAAGATCACATTCCATTTTGAAGAGATGTTGCGTGGTGACTTGGAGAGCAGATTCCGTGCATATCAACTGGCACGACAGGCTGGCTTCTTGTCGATCAATGATATTCGTAGAGCAGAACAACTAGATCCAATTGGCGAGAATGGTGATGACTATCTAAGCCCATTGAATATGGAGAGATTGCAGCCTAGTCGGGCTACGTCTGAAAGAAGCATTGAACACCGTTCATTTGATCCTGCTGACCGTCAACGCATTGTTGATTCATTTAAACCTGCCCTGCTTGATTCACTCTCCGAAATGGTCGAACTTGAGATTGATGCAGTCGAGCAATATCGGGAAAAAGGGAATGAGCCTATTTTGAGATGGGCAAGCCGGTACTTCGCGTCTGAGTATCAACGTCAACTCTTTACAATCATCTTGCCTGCTATTCGCAAATTCGCTTCACAACTTCATTCAAGTGCGATTGCAGAAGTGGGTGAGATGGATGCGATTAAAGACGAAGTTCTGCGGAACATTGCTGACAGATTCACAATCAGACGTTCTGTACGTGCAAGAAGCAATCTCCAGTCAGAGGACATTGATCGTGTTCTCGAAATCTGGAGAGAAGAGAAAGCTGAAACAATTCTGGACTCCGAAATGCGCAGGCTCGAAGGTGCTTTGATGCTTGAGTTCTACCGCAATGCAGGGGTAGAAGAAGTTCAGTGGTTCAACGGTCCAGGTCAAAAGTGGTCATCTCTCGAAGGTAGGCGTGTCCCTACTGGTGAGCCTTTTGTTCTGCGAGGCGAAACTGTCGTGTCTGATGATGGGGAAGAGTACGAAGCCCGAACTGATATCCGACATAGCCCATTGAACAGCAGTGACAACAGCACTATCAGGGCGGTTCGTAATGGCGACTGACTTTCCAAACAAGGGTGATGACAAAAAGATTTCACTTCGCAACTCGGAGCATCCACAGTTTGATCGTGGTTGGGCTGAAAGATTGAAGTCCGAACATCCAGATGTATGGCGAGCTGGTGGCAACATCCGTGGGAATGAGGCTTTCAACCTGTGGGGCAAAGCTCGTGATGGGTCTGAGACAGAAGCAGTTCTTGATTGGATCAAAGAGCGTGAAGCGTGGATTGCAAGACACTTTCAAGATGGGGCGCAGTTCAAGAGTGGCAAATCACCGACCCTCTCTTCAATCGCAGGCGTTGTGGCCCAAATCAAATGGGGAACCATTGGAACGTTGGGAGAAGGAAAGATGAAGGAAGTTGTGAACGAAGTCATTGCCAAGCGTGAGAACCGTGCAGTCTCAGCCAGAATTGAGAAGGCACTGAAACGTAAGGTGGAAGAACATAACGAAGAGTACGGAGACGATCCACGCAAACGGGCTACTTACCGCATGTTGGAAGCCTGTTTCAAACGTGGTGTTGGTGCTTACAAGACCAATCCGCAGAGCGTAAGGCCAAGCGTAACCAGTGCGGACCAATGGGCTTTGGCCCGTGTTAATGGCCTGCTTTATGCGCTGCGGAACTTGAGATTCCGAAGAACTAAGTACGACACCGATTTATTACCAAAAGAACACCCACTTTCGTCTAAGGGGAAAAACAGTATGCCTGAAAAAATGAACGATGAACAACGTGAGCGAGTGGGAGAAGATAAATACACCACTCAAGAAGAAGCAGTTAGCCGGGCTGATGCCATTGGTTGCAGTGGATTTCACACAATCACAGAGGATGGGGAAGAGATTTTCATGCCCTGTGAATCGCACGAGGAATATCTGAAAACGATGTCAGAAGATTCTGAGACAGAAGAACCAATGACTGCACGACCAGGCTACAACAGGTCAGAAAACACGTTCTACGAGTCTCGTGCTTTGCAAAACATCGAGTTGAATGATGAGCATGATGAAGATGACGACAAGTTGCCTACCATCGTTGGCTATGCAGCAAAGTTTGACTCTGACTCGCAAGACTTGGGTGGCTTCATCGAGCGTATTGATCGCAACGCCTTTGACCGAGCGTTGGAAGAACGACACGATGTTCGTGCTTTGGTCGATCACGACTCAAGCAAAATCATTGGTCGTAGTGCTTCTGGAACGCTCCGCATGTCTACTGACGATGTTGGGTTGCGGGTTGAGATCGACCCTGCAAACACTCAGGCTGGTCGTGATGTTGTTGAATCTATCCGGCGTGGTGACATTGATGGGATGTCCTTTGGCTTCCAGGTCATTCGTGATGACTGGGCCGAACGAGATGGGAAAGCATTGCGAACTATCCACGATCTGAGTCTCAAAGACGTATCGACCGTTAGTTTCCCTGCCTATCCAGCAACAGAAGTTGCACTGCGATCACTTGATCGACAACTTAATCGCAGGGACGGAAATGGCTTGAGCGTGAGCCTCGCCATGGCTCGCTTGCGACTCCAAGAACTTGAATGACCGAAAACAATTCAGCCGACTGGCTACGCAACTGCGTGGGGCAACTGCCCAAGTTTTCTTTCCACACACATACAACTCCAAATAAGGGGAATTGTCTTGAAAATCAATGAATTGAAAGAAGAGCGCGCAGGGCTTATCGCCAAATCGCGTGCAATCCTTGATGGTGCTGACCAAGAAGGTCGCTCCGTCCTGAACGCTGACGAGCAATCTCGGTTTGAAAATCTCGAAGGTGAGATTGAAAAACTGGGTCGTTCCATCGAGCAACGTCAGTCACTCGACAAGTTGGAAGCAGCTCAGGCCGCTGTCGAAGTTACCGCAGAAGTGCATAACCGAGAAGTCACCCGTGACTCTGGTGAGTACCGCAGTGCTTTCTTGAAGGCTATGGCTGGTGGCAACCTGTCGGCTGATGAAAGCCGTGCTTTGTCCATCGGAACCAACTCTGCTGGTGGCTTCCTGGCTACCACGACGATTGAGCAACAAATTGTTGAACTCCGTCAAGAGTTGAACTGGATGCGCCAAGCCGCAACCACGATGACCGTCGGCAATCAAACTGCCTTCGCTGTCGAGTCTGACATCGGTGCTGCAACCTACAAGGCTGAAAACTCATCTATTGATGAAGATGACCACGCCTTCTCACAAACTTCATTCTTCCCACGCCGACTCGGACGGATTATGAAGATCAGCAATCAATTGCTCCGATTCAACGGAACCTTCTCTGAGGGTCAACTGGAATCCTACATCTCCAACTCTTTCGCCAAGCAGTTCGCCTCTGTCGAACTCCAGAAGTTCTTGGTCGGTGCAGGTTCTGGTTCCAACGAACCAAAGGGTATCTTTGACGGTGCAACCAGTGGTAAGACTGCTGATGCTGCTGACTCTTACACCGCAGATAACATCATTGATCTGTTCTACTCGGTGGCAAAAGAGTATCGTTCAGCACCCGGAGCTGGTTGGATCTTCTCACCAGAAGCCACGCAAATCCTTCGTAAGTTGAAAGATAGCAACAATCAGTACCTCTTGACCCCAGGTTTGGGTGAGGCTCCTGATACGTTGCTTGGCAAGCCAATGTACGAGTCTGACTTTGTTGCTGCTGTTGCAACCGGAACTACTCCAGTTGGATTTGGTGACTTGTCCTACTACTACATCGTTGACTTTGGTGGGTTTGAATTCACCTCACTCCCAGAACTCTACTCCGCCAGCGACCAAGTTGGTGTGAAGGGTATTGCCTACAACGATGGCAACCGAATGCTCGACGCAGCGTTCAAAGTCTTGACAATGGCTTGATAACCATTGAACCACGGAGTCTAGGGGGGAAACCCTCTAGGCTCTTTTATGTCTCCATTAGAACCAAATGCGTTGAACGATCTGTTCTTTCAGCAACAGGTTCAAACGCTTTACACCCTTACAGAAGCCAGCACTGAGGCTGGTCCCTTCGTATCCACCAGTGATTTGAAGGATTGGTCGCGTGTTGACCTGAGTGATGATGACACTCTGATTGCTGGGCTGCAAACCGCAGCGGTAAAGTATGTCGAAAACGTGACCAAGCTCAGGATGCTTCGCACCACCCTGACGGTTCGTTACAACATAGTTCCTACTTGGGATTCGCTGGCTTTGCCTTTTGGTCCGTTCTATTACGGAAGTGCTTCTGACTTGACCGTGAGTTACACAGACTCGGATGGAGCAAGCCAGACTTTCGATGCAAGCAACTATGTAGTTCCAGCATCAGGAACACTGATTCCGCGTTTGGGTTTGAAGCAGGGTAAAGAGTGGCCCACACTGGCGGATCAAGATGGTGCTGTAGTGGTGGAATACAAAGCAGGCATTGGTGTCGATAGCCCAATCACCGGGATCGAAGTCGAGCCTTTGAAGTTGGCGGTTAAGATGTTGGTTGCCCACTGGTACGAGCATCGAGAAGCAGTAGATCCAGTCAAAATGCACATTGTCCCACATGGTGTAGACCGAATCTTGGCTCAGTACCAAACACAAAGGGCTTTTTAATGCGTTCAGGGATGCTTAGACATCGAATCACCGTGCAGAACTCATCTGTAACGGTAGACGCAATGGGTGAGCGGGATCACTCATACAGCGATGGATTGTCTTGTTGGGCTAGGGTTGTTCCTGCCAGAGAGACTGAGTTGCAAGATGCAAACCAGACCAAAGCAAGAATCACACACAAGATAAGCGTTCGCTACAGAACTGATATCACCCCGACCACCCGCATCAAGTTTGGATCACGCATCTTTGAAGTGGTTCAGGTGTTGAATCGTGACGAGCTGGATGAGCAGTTGGACATTATGGCACTGGAGATTGTCTGATGGCAAAAGCGGCTGATCTTGGTATCAATGTCAATATGAAAGACTTCGAGAAACTTGCTCGATCATTGGCTATGGTTGAAAACATTGATCGTGATAAGGCTCTCAAGCGAATCTTGCAGAATGTTGCTCTGACCCCAGTGCGTAAAGATGCCCAAAGACGCGCACCAAGTCCAGGTGGCGGAGCTAGGGGTGAACTCAAAAAAGCAATCAATACCAAGAAGCCAGTTCATAAGATCACTGGTGAAATCGTTGGCATGGTTGGAGTGGCAATCGGGAAGCCTAAGAACCCTAGATTCAATCTTGCTGCAATTATGGAGTTTGGTAGAAAGGCTTTCCCCGCCAGAATCAAAGCCCCAAATGGTCGCACCTATACAGTTGTCATAGGTCGAACGCAACCCGGACATTATTTAACGGGTGCAATGAACAAAATTGGTCCAACCATACCTGCTGCTTTTGCTAAGAAAATGGCACAGATTGTGAAGAAGAAAGTGAAAATGGGCTTAGGAAAGGGGATCTGATGTCAATAGAAGTACGACTAGAACCTGCCCTGTTCACCAAGCTGAAAAATGATTCAGACATCAATGGCATGGTTTCCACCCGAATCAGTCCTGTTGCTTTGGATCAAGAGTTAGACCTGCCCGCGATCATGTACGAGATCACTGGGTCTGATCCCAAGCGAAACCTTGACGGAAGAAACAACCTGATTCAGTCAGATGTGGACATTTACTGCATTGCTGAAACGTACTCTGACGCTACCAAATTGGGTGAATATGTCCGTAGAAGCATGTCTGGTGGTCGTGGGAACGTGTTTATAAACGACGGTGGGTTGGTAAATGTACGGATTCTGGGTATAACCCATACTGATGACCGAATTGAATACAGCCCACCTGTCGATGGCGGCAGAACTGGCACATACACCAGACGTTTTTCATTCCTAATTTCATACAGGCCAGAGGATTCATAATATGACAGCAACACTTGGCAATGGAGCCACCTTCACTTGGGGGTCAAACGAGATTGGGCAAGTCATGTCCATCAGTGGCCCGTCACAAGAGAGGAACATCGTTGATGTGACCACCTTGGGTAGCACCCAAACCCATAATGTTACTGGTGGCAACACCCAAGCCACCCCAACCCGTGCGTTTTTGGGCGGTTTCGCGGATTCGGGTGAAGTAACACTTGAGCTGCAAATGGGCTTGACTGATGGCGGGGGGGATGACAAAAAGCACGAGGGACTTGTCGATGACATGGTTGCTGGTACGGCTCGAACCGCTGTCATTGTTCTTGCTGCAACCGATACCATCTCGTTCAGTGCATTCATCACTGGATTGAGTATCAACAACGCAGTGGATGAAGTAGTTACGATGTCCGTTACCTTTAAGGTTAGCGGTGACGTTACATTGAGCGCATAAAGGAACTCAGATGGCTATTAGAATTGGAAATGGTGCAAAGTTTAAGTTCGGCTCGGGTCCGACAGATGTTGGTGAAGTGATCTCAATCTCTGGGCCAAACTTTGAACGAAGCTCAGTAGATACCACCAACCTCGGAACAACCACTGCCCGCACATTTGTTGCTGGTATGTTTGATCCTGGTGAAATCACCCTGGAATTGAACTTCGATAACAATGATGCTGGTCAGGTGTTGCTTGAAGCGGCTGTTGCGACTGGAGCGGAAAACGCTTGGGAGATCGAGTTTGCCGCAACGACAGCAGAAGGTTCAGATCCGTTGACATTCTCAGGAACCTGCATTGTCCAAAGTTTCAGCAACAACATTGCTATGGATGAAGCGGAAACCGCAAGCGTTACCCTGAAGGTTGTTAAGGCAATCAGCACGGATGCGGACGCTTCCTGATGCTTGACCGAGATGCAATCCTCAATGTCGTTGACCTGAAACCAGAAGTGGTCGAAGTCCCTGAATGGGGTGGGTCACTTTACATCCGAATGCTGACAGCATCTGAACGTGACAAGTTTGAGGCGAGTTGCGTAGGCACTGGCAAGAAGCAGAATCTCACCAACATCCGTGCGCGGCTGGTCGTGCTTTGTGCGTGCGATGAGGCTGGTGAAAGACTGTTTACCGATGCTGATGCAGAGGCTCTGGGTCGCAAGTCCGCTGCTGCGGTTGATAAGGTCTTTGGTGCTTGCTCCAAACTGAATGGATTTAGCAGTCAAGATATTGAGGATCTTGAGGGGGAATAAAAGCCAGGCCAACACTTCTGTTCATGCTCAAGTTGGCACTGGCACTAGGACAACCCCTCTCTCAAATCCGTAGCATGAGTAGCCATGATCTCGCTTTGTTCATGGCCTATGACAGAATCAGTCCTATTGGGCCTGAGCGTATTGATGCTGGACTAGCCATCCAGACATCTGTTATTGCAAACTCCCACAGGTCCAAGAACTCGACCGCTTTCAAGCCGGAGCAGTTTATGCCGTGGTTGCCGAAGAAAGAACAGACGCTTGATGAGATGAAGGCGATTCTTATGGGCATGTCAAAATCCAAAGGCTAAACCGTGGCAAGCATCAAAGCACTACATATCGAGATCGGCGCGCGTGTATCGGGCTTCACCCGCAAAATGCGGAAGATTCGTCGTTCCGTGCAAAGGATGTCCCGTCGTATCAAGAAGATGGCATCTGCGTTCACGGCGGCTGGACGTAAAGCGGCGTTTGGGATTGGTCTTATTGGTACAGGCATGGTGCTTGCTGGCAAACGCTTTGCGACGTTTGAAGCAAACCTACTTAGGGTCAAAGCACTGACAGGAGCGGCGGAGAAAGACTTCAACGCTTTGAAAGCGACTGCCGAGCGGATGGGTATCACGACTGCATTTACTGCTTCAGAAGCGGCAGAAGCAATGGTGAAGTTGGCCCAGCAGGGTCGGACAACAACTCAGACGATGAAGATGCTCCCGCACGTTCTTGATCTTGCTGTTGTGGGTTCATTGGACTTGGCAGAAGCGGCTCGTTTGGCGGGTGTGACACTCAACCAGTTTGGTATGGGAACGCATGAGGTACAACGTGCGGTTGATGTGCTTGCTAAGGGTGCGTCCGTTTCTGCTACAACTGTGCAAGAGTTGGGTGAGGCGATGACCTACGCTGGCCCGCTTTCAAAGAACTTGGGTTTCTCGCTAGAAGAGACAACTGCTGTTCTTGCTGCGTTTGCAAACGTCGGTGTTGTGTCTGGTCGAGCTGGTCGTGCCTTTGCTGCTGTTCTTGCAGAACTTGGTTCTGAGATCCGAGCAAAAGGACTTATTAATGCGTTGGAAGATTTGGCTAAATCTGGCAAGACTGCTGACCAGTTGATGACTGAACTTAACCGGATTGCAGGTCGCTCTGTTGGTTCATTGCGAGAAGTAACTGGTGAAATTGAGTCGATACAACAAAGGCTCGCTAAATCAACAGGTACAGCGAAAAACTTTGCTGAAACAGTTCTCTCCAGGCTCCAAGGTGCTTTCGTCCGGTTGCGTTCTGCTGCTGACGGTCTTGTGAATGCCTTGGGAGAAGCGTTCGCACCCTTCTTGATTGGTGCTTTTGAATCTGTGACTGAGGCAATGAAAACAGCAGTTGGTTTCCTGGATGAATTCCAAACCAAGATGGGGCTAACACAGCAGGCTGGCGAGGGTTTTGCAACTTCCATCCTTGTTGGCATAGGCGGCTTGCTTGATGGCTTGACAATGATTATGACAAGGGCAGAAGAGGTCGGTAAAGTTTTGGCAATACTTTACACACCCTTCCAAGTCCTTTTCGCGGCGATTGGCTTGCTGCTTGGTGCTTTGACTCAGGCAATTTCTTCGATCAGCGGTGTGCTTGGGTTTGATGAAACTGCATCAAGTTTGCAGAACTTTACAGATGGATTGGCACAACAAATTGACGTTATTGCTGATGATATTCGTAATACATTCGACACTTCTATACATGCTGTCCGCAGTGACACCTTGTCTTTCATTGATCGGCTCGGTGACAATATGGATCGCATCCGTCGAGCCTTTACGATCAATAAGGGGTTGGAAGAGGTAACGCCCAAAACTCCGGGGCGTGATGAACCTGTAGCCAATATGTTCCGCAGGGAAGCAGAGAATCTGGCTGACATCTTCCCTGTTCTTGCAAAAGAACTTCTTGATATGAGTGCTAACGCTCAAGACGTTACTGACAACTTTGCTCGATTACGTCCTGATCACGACGACAGAAGGTTCATGGACATGAGTTCGAGAACCGCTAATCCGTTTAGAAATCTGATTTTGACGAATGAAGCATTGCAACGTGTCAATGGTGATATGTCTCAGATCTTCGAGAATCTTCTAGATAACGGCATTTCAGTCAAGGGGATCAAACAGTTAACTGACAACTTGATGGACGTCCAAACTGCATTCGATCAAGGACGGATCTCGTTCGAGGAAGCAGCAAGACTGCGTACGAGTTTTATTGAGGATGCTGGCGGTCTGGGCGACAAACTTGAGCCACCAGAACCACCTGACTTTGGTGAGCTTAAATCCTTTATAGGACAGATGTCGGCTACTGAATCAGAGCGTATGTTTGTTGCTGATCTTGCAGGTTTCACAGGTGTAAACCTTGATGCAATTTTGGATTCCACAGAACTTACAAATAGCGTTGTGGATGAATTCATCAATCTGTTTGAGCAGATGACCACGGCAGTGGATATGGGACGCTTGGAACCACAGGAATTTGCAGACATAAATCAAGCGTTGCAGCAAAAACTCTTAGAGGCAGCGGAAAGCGACATTGATCCAACTCAAGGCTTCACCGATTCATTGCAAACTGCTCTTGGTGCAGTGAAGGTTGATCCATTTGCTGAAACCAGTCAGAAGCGTACAATGAAGGCATCAGAAGAGACTGCAAAAGCAACCCAGGAAATCGCTAAAAACACCAAAGGTTTGGGAAGCATTTTGACATGAGCGACAAGGTTGAATACGACGTTTTTGAAAAGTCACGTTCTCTGAGCGTAACATCTGAATCACGGGAGTTAAGAAGAAACTTCATCGTCAAACAGGTGCTGCCAACTGACGGTTCAACTCCAGCATATCCGGTAGATTTCACTGGCATCTTCAATGCGACTGGGATGGCATATAATGAAGAGTTACCAGACGAACCTGGATTGTTCTTAACAACTTACAATGTCACAAGCTCGGATGAAGGCACGTTCCAGTGGGATGTTGAAGGTTGTTACAAGCCTGATCAAGTCATCAACGATGGTGGCGGCGAGACTGGTGGACAATTCGATCAGATCAACTCTGACATTGAAGTTTTATTCTTGGACACATGGCGTGTTGGCCCGTTTGATAACGAAGATCCTGCATCAACTGACGGTTCGATTACTGATAGTGATGACATTGGTGGCAGTTCTGTTGATGTTGCGGGTGAACCCATCACAAGATTTGTAACAACACAGACAACGGAAATCACCCGAAGGTTCTCTTCATTCCCCAGTTTCGATGTTACAGTCGCAAGATTCTTGGCGGGTCGTAGAAACTCTCAACCCTACCTTGGATGCCCTTCGGGTACTTTATTGTTTGAGGGTGCAAATCTATCGCGTGAAGGCTCTAACACCTACACAATGCGATATAGATTCACATACGATCCAATCAGACACCAAAGACAGGTTCCCAAACGTCATGCAAACGGAGATGTAGTGACAGAAGAAGTCGGGGTTGGTGTCGAGAAAAGCACAGTCGCCAAAACCGTTATCTGGAGACAACCCTTCCCTCAGACAGCAATCTTCAGTGTTCTCGGGGTTGATCCTGTCTGATGGCACAGTACCCTTCCATCTCAAATGGTCTTGGCAAACTTACGCCAGGTTTGTTCAGTAGATTGATGACGATGCTTCAGGCGTTTGAAAGTTCTAACGCCAGCATCAATGGTTTCCGTAACTCTACCAAGTTGGATCTGCGACAAAGCATTTTGCCGGGTCGATTCTTTTTTGCAGAGATAACCGGCAACTCTTCTCTTGGCACAAACAAATTCAAATATGAATTTAGTCACGTTGATCCGATCAACTGGGCTACTGCAACTGATGGTGACTTTGAGGCACGGTCTACCGGGTGGGGGGCAGAAGAGGGTTCCGGAACTGTTTATGCCTTCAACCTGATGGAAGTCAATAATACTGCAACTGAGATCAATCCCGGTGTTGGTGTTGGCACGGGTAGCCCATCTGGTAGCACGTTGTCCATAGTTCCAATCAGAACGGGGAGCATCGTGATTATGTGGCCTTCTATCTCTGATGATGGTGAACAGGTCTTTTTCTTTCAGGCCGAAAATGCAATCAGTGTCTCCTGCACATGACCAGCTTGATCAAAAAAGTTTGTTGCTGTGATGCCGAGAATAAGTATGTGGAGTTTTTACTCCCACCAACATGCTCAGACAGAGGAGCGGTTGGATGTGGTTGTGGTTCAGACAACCCACACGACTGGAAAGCAAACACTCACGGTTGTGGTTCTTTTGACCCTACAGACTTCGAGTGCGTAGCAACAGGAAGAACGGGTTGTCCTGACGATTGCAATCCATGTGGTGCGGTTTACTTAGAAAAAGATGAGTTCTACAATCTGCAACTGCATACTTCTAGTGGAATTGACTGGAGTCCAACCCATGAGCTTATGGAGCATTTTGATGGATGGTGGCAGGCGGGTGGACAAGATTTTACGATTCAAACCTGTTCAACTGACTCTCCTAGCAGCACACGCATCAGAACATGGACAGACAGCAAGCCATGTGGATCAAAAAATGATTTGACAAAGGTTCAAAGTAACATTTGTTTGGCTCCAGTCAGATTAGATCCGACTGATCCCAGAAATCCATTTACAGCCGGATTTATTCTCAGCACCGAGTTAGTGTCTTTAGGCGTAACTGCACCAGCGGACATGACTGCGGGCAACATTACTAATCTGAATGTCGATACTGGTGATGCCTACTTTGCAATCGTTTTTAGGGTGAAGTCTGGTGCAACAACTGGACGTAGGCGAATCTTTGACCAGGGCGATGACAATTTTGGTTTGATTCTTGATGGCACAACGTTGAAAGCATGTTTTGGGTCTGAACCAAACAGTGCGCAAGAAGCAAACCTTGCAACTGGTGAATGGCACATAGTTGTTGCCAAAAGACAATCCGGTACTGTTTCTGCAAGGCTGAACGGTTCGGCGTTCACGACAAACAACGTGTCAAACTCTGACAGTATTAGCACATCACAAGCCTTCAAAATCAACACAATCAATTCTGGAGATACAAGATTTCGTGGTCAGTACGGAGACTTGATTGTTGCTGGCAGTACGATTGAAGACGATGACATAGAAAAACTGGAGTGGTATCTGGCAAACAGGTTTGGTTTGCTGGGCAACCTTCCCAGTGGTCATCCATACAAATCGGTTGCTCCACAAGTAACCGACTTGACACCAAAGGAATTCAGTAGTCGGCTGGCTAACTGTGTTTTCAAGATAGATTTGCCTGGAGCTGGTGTTGTTCCATGCTTGCTTAATGCTGGTGGGTGTCTTGGTCCGATTGAAGTTTCTATCGGAAATGACTGCAAGACGATCAACACATCAAACATAAAACGCGACTGTGCTGAAAACGTGATGTTTTATGGGCAACAACATCCAAACCCAGCAAATCGTTACCCCACTGGTGGTGGTTCCTTTGCACCACTCGGCAGCAATTGGCATGAATGGAGTTGCATTTATAGATTTTGGTCAGACACCATCGGTTGCTTTTCTACTCTTAGTACAAATTGCCCCCTTGAGTGTAGTGACGATCAATTGCCATACGATGATTCGTTAAATTTAGTCTCAGCCGAGTGGTCAAGAGGTTTATGGGAAAGAGATTGCGATCAATGTGTAGATTGCAACATGACAGATGCAACAGAGAAATTTCTTTTGACTGGTACACAATCTTGCAAAGGTGGTGAAACTCACAGTCCACAAAGTGATATCTTTTTCGTAGATCCCTTCAACGCTCTATACGGATTAGATGACTACACAAACCAATCAAGATGTTCGCAAGAACTGGACGGGTTCCCCCCAGATAATTGTTGTGCAGAGGGGACTGGTGATAGTGACGCTGCCTTTTTGACTAGCAAAAATTCACTTGGACCCACTGCTCAATGTGATGTCAGTTGCCTAGATTCAAACTTCAACATTCAAACCTCATTCCCACCCTTTAACGATTGTATTGAACCCGAGGCACTTGATTCTGGTATTTGTGATGACAATCCTACAGCTCTGCCTAACGCATGTTGTGTCAATCAGGGTCAAGAATTACCAAGCACATACGCAGTTCAAGTTGGTGAATTGTTCATACCGCCAAGTCAAGCACCAGGTTGTGGTGGGAGTTTTCCAGACACTTGTGATTGTGAAGCATTGATGGGGTGTGGTACTTCACCATGTGCAGATACTCCAACATGCACAGCAGACTTTGGTTCTAGTGGTAGTTTCTGTGGGCCGCTAACAGGGTGCGCTGACAATCCAAATCCAAAGTGTGATTGCTGCAATCAGGGAGATCAAAACTTACCTTCATGCAGTGAGTATTCCTGTGAGGAACTTGGATACGAGGGGCTATTCAGTTTTGCGGAAGCTGGTTTGAGTCGTATTGCATCATCTTCAAATCTTGTATTTAAGACCTCAAACATAGGTCTTGGTAAGTATGAAAACGAAGGTTCTCCCGCTAACAACGGATTCATCTCATTTACTACGCTTGATGCAAGCACAGTTGCTTCTGCCTTGGCTCCTGCCGGTTGCCCACCTGCTACCAATTTAGATTGTCCAGAATTCAGGTATCCATTGGACAGTGGGATTGACGATCTCAAACTGGATTGCGGTTCAGGAACTGGTCCAAATGGCAGTCGTGGATATCACACCGTTAGAGTCGCTTGGGTGCTTCGTAGAAGGCGTGGGACACATAGCCCACCGCACCCGTTTCTCTGCTCTGATGGTCAAACGATAGTTGGTACTTACAGAAGGTTTGCAAATGACGGACACGACCCAAGGGGTACTTATTCTGCTTTTGGAAACACACCTTCATATGCCCCACAAACAATAACAGTGAGTTAAATATGCAAAAAGTAAATTGTGATCATTGGAATGAGGGCGTCTGCGCCTTGAATTACTTTGGGGGTCGCCCCTCTTACGGAACTTGTGTCGGTCACTGCCCAGTGTATTTGAAGGTAAACGGCAAGACGTTCAACCATCAAACGCACTTGACCGAGCATGAGCCACGGAAACCTTTCGATCCCGTGTTGCATCGTCGCAAAATCAAGATCACTCATAAAGGGTTGGGGGATACTGTGAAGTGGGCAATTGAGAAGTTTTCTTTTGGTCTTATCAAACAAAAGAAGGGTTGTGGCTGTGCAAAAAGACAGTCATGGTTAAATCGTCACTTCCCTTATCAATTGCCGAAATGGTTGAGAAGGATAAGTAAATGACAATCATCACATGGACTGGTGCTGCAAGCGGGGATTGGAATACTGCGGGTAATTGGTCTACCAACTCTATACCCACATCCAGCGATACCGTCATCATCAATGGTTCGGACAAAACAATCAGCGGTACTTCCATACCAGCAGTTTCTGAAATCAAGATCCTTGATGGCTTCACTGGCACGTTTGGTGTAAGTGGCGGCAATCTCGATGTTGATGCAACTACGGTCTTTATCAAGTCACCAACTGCACCAGTGTTTATATCTGGAGACTTCACCACAGTCATTATCACTGACAATGATGGCACTGCTGATTCAGTCAACATTGGTTCTAACTCGAATATCACATCATTGAGATATCTTGGTGGTGCTGGCAAAGTAACCCTTGCAGGCTCTACGCTGACCAATCTTGAATTCATAGGGACACCAAGGGGGAGCATCACGATTCCTTCTACTGGACCCACTGTCACAACCGTCACTATGGATGCCGGGCAACTTGATACTTCTGCAAACATAACCACAGCAAATGTGAGCGGTGGAGAACTTTCAGTTAAAGGTTCTGCAAATCTGACAACTGCCAACATTCGCGGCAAGTCTGTTGTGTCTTTTGAGTCATCGGGCACACTCACCACTGCAAACGTCTTTGACAAGCCAAGTGTATTAACCCTGGAGAAGAATGTCTCTGCGGGAGCAACCCTGACTGATGTCAATCTCTATGACGGGACGCTGGATGACAGATCCGGTAGCGGGGCTACAACATATACCAATGGTGTGAGCGTTCGTGGTCAGGGTATCGTCCGAGCTGATGTTAACAGAACTCTTGTGGTGACTTGATATGCCTTTGTGGACACCGGATGATCTTGGCACAGGAATCTTGACTGCCTGGTACAAGGCCGATTCGATCAAACAAGATGATGGTTCTGCTGTCGCCACTTGGGACGATTCCAGTGGTAATTCAAATACCACATCTCAGTCTGCAACCGCCAGACAGCCTTCGTTTGAAAAAAATGAGTTGCATGGTAGACCAGTTGTCCGATTTGACGGAACAAATGACATTTTGACTGATGGTGACATTGCTGCACTTGACGTTGGTACAGGTGACATTTGGATGGCTTGCGTATTCAAATCCACCGACGATTCCGCAGTGCAGAACATCTTTGAAAAAGGTGCAACCAAGTTTGGCTTGCGTGTCTTGGCGAATGGCAACCTTCAGATGATTATGGGTTCAACCACATTTTCCGCAGTTCAGAATTCAGGCAATTGGTCACGAACAGAATTTGTAATGATTACTGCCGCAAGGGTGTCCAACACGAATAACGGATTCGTGAACGGTAGTGCATCAGATTCAACAGGCTTGACAGACAACGGCAGCATTTCCAACAGTGATGTCTTTGACATAGGTGCAAGGGCTGTCGGAGCAGGTGCAATGACCGGCGATATCGCAGAAGTGTTGGTTGGGGGGGCCACATTAAGTACCTCTGATCGACAAAGGCTTGAAGGTTATCTAGCACATAAATGGGGCATGACCGCAAACCTGCCATCTGACCACCCATATAGGCTTGTTCCGCCAACAGTCAGTATTCCAACTATAACTTGGATTGGTGATGGCAACCCTGCGGATATTACTGATCCCGACAACTGGAGCGATGGACTTGGACCAACAGCATCCAAACGCTGCATTATCGCAGATAAGTCAGACTCAATAACCTTTGGAAATCTGATATGCAAAGAGTTGAGTGTGCTTGAAGGTTTCACCGGCAACATCGGCACCACATCTAGTGCTTTGAACGTGACAGCAGATAATGTGACTATTAAAGCACCTTTGGCCCAGACATACTTGGACTTAGACGTTGACAGTGCTTTTTTGGAAAACGCCGGTCTTGGGTGCAAGTTAGAGGGAGACATAACAACGCTTCATTACAGCTCGCCAACAAAAGCAACGCTTGAAATGGACACTTTGGTTACGGCAAATGTCGAAGGTGCTGGAAGGGTTGCGACTCTGCATTTAGACAAGGGCGTGGTAACCAATGTTGGCCCAAACGGATCAGTCAAAATCAATGGCGATGTGACTACGGTGAACGTGAGTGGGGGCAAGGTGTTCTGTGGAGATCATGTTGTCAACACATTCAACATCAATGGCGGTCATGTTGCTTATGGTGGTGACACTCTCACAACCTTAAATATTTACGCTGGCGAGTTCGACTTGGGGGGGAATGAAAACACTCAGGTCAATATTACGAACCTGAACCTGTATGGGGGCTTCGTTGACTTACAAAACGCGATCTCTGCGGCAGAAGTCACGAGCCTCAAGACTTTTGGAGATGGGCGGATTAGGCTACCCCTTGGGACAACTACAGTCAGTTGATTAAAGACCCATCCCCCAAATATCCGATAGAATGGTATTAAGGAGACTAATTATGAACCTGATTAAGAAAATCCTTGCCATCTTCTCACTTCCCCGCAAGACCTGTTCTTGCAAAGTCCCGCTGGTCTGCTTGGGTCAGGGAGATTATCAAAAAGATTACTGTTGCCAGGGTTGAACATAATCCACCCACCCTGTACCATTTCGCTTGACCCTCCCTCCGCGACACTATTGGATCGGCAAAATCGGATGAGTGTCGGGGTCTTTTCAGTAGGCTTTTTGTGTTTGGCCTACATCCTTTCTGGGCCGCTCGGTTGTTCTGCATCCGGGCGGTTTTTTTATTATGAAAACTGATCCTCAAAAACAACTGGCAAAGACCATTTTCTTCTTTCTTCAATTCAGTAGAAAGCCTGAAGTTGCTATGCAAAGTCGGGCCGATGATGTCGCAGAAGTATTATCAACTTGGGCAATGCAACTCCCTGACATCTATAAGTTTCTATTGATGATGCACCAAGCCTGTGATAAGGCGATGAACAAGTATCCAGACACACCAACTAACCAATTGCCTGTCGTGTTCACGCTTGACCAACTACACAAAGCACTGGTCGAAGCCATGCCGCTTGAGAAAGTAGATAATCTGCTTGACCTGCTTAACGCAGCAAACAGGAATATGAACAAGGCAGATGACACATAATGTCAGTGTAGGTTTTTTTTACATCACAGACTCACATGAATTTTGTTACACCATCCGTGCAATCGGCTGGTACTGGTGGATTGCAGAAGATTCAAGCCTGCCGGAAACTAATCCGATAGGACCGTTTGAATCATTCAATGATGCACAAGGAGATGCGAATGAAAAGTGTGATGGGTTTGAAATGTGGCGGGCCATTTGTTGAAGAGGACGATGAATATCACTCCTACTGCAAGTCAGGTCAGGTCATCGCCAGCAGTGCGTTTAAGGTTTTTCGTGGATCACCTGCTGACTACAAAGCTAGATTCATTGACAAGATTGACCAGCAAACTGAATCCCCTGCGATGGCACTTGGGAAAATGGCACACTGTCTTATTCTCGAAGGCCGTGGTGCGTTTGATGATCGGTATGAGGTGGCAACACCTGAGCTGCAAGAAGAAGTTGGTTTGGTCAATCCAAAGACCGGCAAGCCTTGGGGCGAATCGACTGCTGCTTATCAAAAAGCAATTGCAAACTTCCGTCAAAAGTCTGGCGGGCGTGAACTTTGCTCGATGGAGCAGTGGGGTCTTATCTCAAAAATGCACCATGCCGTGTTTGAAAATGAAGTCGCAGCACAGATGCTCGGTCAAGAAGGCATGCCGGAGGCAGTCTTTCGCTATCCATCCGACCAACTTGGTATAACACTCCAGTGCAAGGCAGACAAACTGCTTTTGGATGGTGAAGGCAAAATCTGTGGGTTTATTGATTTGAAAACTTGCGAGTGTCTGCATGAGTTCAAACGCCGGGCAAGGATCTTCCAGTACCCCCAGCAGATGTGCTTCTACCGGGAGACAATAACCCGTGTTGGAAAAACTGGACTGTCCACCCTGGAAATGTCGAAGAACTTTGATGTGCATCTAATTGCTGTCGAAAAACGTACTCCACACAAGGTAGGAGTGTGGGCGTTTGGCAACGAGCTGCTGGACGAGATGGAAGAAACACTGCGAGCAGAACTTGTTAGTTTTGCAAGATGCTTCCACTCAAACGTTTGGCCTACCGGGTTTGAAGGAGTTCAAGAATGGGATTGGTAAAAGCAGAAACCATTAACTTGAAAGGCCAATCTTATGAGTTGGTCAAGTCAAGAGTCAAGAGACTGCATTCGCAGTTTCCGGGTTCATCCATCAGAACAGAAGTTGTCGAGAGCAAATACAGCGATGGCGGTTATCTGGCAAGTGTTGTGGTGCAGGCGACGATTGCTGTTCGGCTTGGGAAAGATGACATACAAATTGCACAAGGTATGTCAATGTCGGAGAGAAGTAGAGGCGGTCAAGTTGGCTTCTTGGAGAAGTGTGAAACCGCAGCAATTGGTAGGGCTTTAGCAAGCCTTGGTTTTATCTCAGACGGTACTGGGTTTGCCAGTGGTGATGAGATGCAAAAGTTAGAAGCCCACGAAACTCGTGAGCAGAAAAAGGACTGGTAATGGATAACAATCAAAAATTTCGAAGAGTAGAAACGGCAAAGGGTAGTTTGTTTGTCAATCAAAGCAAGCAGCCAGGAACAGCTCAACCTGATTTCACAGGAAAGGTAACGTTTGAAGATGGAACAGAACATAGAGTCAGTGGATGGAATTCAATCGGGCAACAATCAGGAACGCCATACATCAGTTTCAAGTTGTGGCAAAAAGCAGACACGCCTTCTGAGGGAAGCCAACCCACTGCTAAGGGCGATTCCATCTTCCCGACTCCTGCAACTGATGAGCCAAATCCAGCCTTTGGTAAGCAGGTTCAGCAGCAGCCAAGCCAACAGCAAATGATGAGTCAGGGTCAGGATGAGATTCCGTTTTAATAATTGAAAGGTGGGTCACGGATGACACAACCGCGCAAGAGTAGAGTTCCTTGGGTCAAGTTCTATCCTGATGATTACATCGGTGGGACAAACTTTTTACCCCTAGAAGCCCGTGGAGCATTTTGGCAACTTTGTGCTTTGCAGGCTGCGGGACATAAGTTGCCCAACAACTTTGACCAACTGTGTATAGCTTGCCCCGGTCTCAACAACGCCATTTGGGTGTTGATACGCGACAAGTTTGAAGTGTTGGAAGATGATTCTGGTGAGCAATATCTTGCAAATCCACGCATGACGGACGAGCGAGAGAAGGCTGAAAAGGAGGCCCGTAACAACCGGGAAGCTGTTCGGAAAAGCCGTGCAAAGTCTCAAAACTGTAATCGTAACGTAAGCATTACGAAACCGGCCCAGAACCAGAACCAGAACCAGAGCCAAAACCAGACCCAAAACCAAAACCCTCCCCCCCAAAAGCCCCCCAAGGGGGGCCAGGGAGAGGGGGTTCTTTCTAGTCAGGGTGTAAAACCCTCTCAGATCCTCTGTGAATGGCTTCAATACTTCAGGAGTGCCGGGGGTCGTTATGACATTGGGAAAGCGTCAGAAGCCAAGCTAGGCCGTGTTATGGGCAAAATGGACCCAGACGATGTGCAGCTGATGTTCCAGGCGTTGGAAGAAGAGAGAGTCAACAATCTGAACAAGGACAAGCGATGGCAAGATCCAGTTGCAAGAATTATCGCAGAAGCCAAAAACTTTCAAGCGGTGAATTAGCCTTGGCTGTTGAAATATTGGCTTGCACTCACCCGTACAGAAAAACATTTAAGTTTTTTCGTAAAGACGGTGCATTTGTGTGCTACCCACAGCTTGTCCCAAAATGTCTCATTGTGTGTGGTGCTTATCACGCTGGTATCAGCAAGAAGGTTCTTTGTGAGCTTTTCAATCTAAGCCGAATGGATTGGCAGAAGATTGTTGATTGTTTCAACCGCCAGCCGATAAAGAAACAAGCCCAGGCTTGTATGACCGCAAGCAGGACGATTGCCAAATATGCCCAAAGACCCCGCAGACAAATTGTTTGAAGATTTAGGGCAAAGGCTCCGCTGGTGGCACAACGAATGGTCGCTAACCCCATTTGAAATTATGGGGGTTATTTCATTTCTTCTTGCCTGGGTTCAAGAGGGGAACTTAGAACCGGATGACGAAGAAGAAATCATAGATCAGGACGACGAATGAGTAATCTGAACTGCAATTGTGTTGGCCCTCTCACAGTTGCAACAGCAACCGAACTTGGTTTCACGATTGAGATAGTCGAAAGACGCATTCCCCACACTCGTATCACCAAGGACTTTTTGGGCTTTGCAGATTACATCGCCATTTCCCCGACTGAAACTCTCGCCATTCAAGCAACGTCGGGCAAGAACCACTCAACTCGCATCAAAAAGATATTCAATGAACGACAGGAGCAAGCACTTGAATGGCTTGCTTGTCCACATAGAACGCTGGCGGTGTGGAGTTTTTCAAAGGTAGAGGACAGTTGGAAGCATCGAGAAACACGCCTATCGACCGAAGAAGTGAGACATGGGGAACTTGCCAAACGAAAATGATGTGGTTCAGTTTCTTCGGGAGTTCGCTGAGAGGACGAATCACACCAAGTTTCCACTCTGGACGGTAGAAGATATCGTTTCAGAAGGCTGGCTTCTATGGGCCAACGTTCGAGCTAAATATCAAAATCGTGTTGACCAGAGATGGCGTGGGCTACTAACAGTCGTGATGCAACGCCGACTACCAGAGATTTATCAAAAAAGTCTTGGAAAAAAGTGTCGTAGGGGTAAAGACCATTCTCGGTCGTATTACACCGATGCACAGCTGCATGATCGTCCACGACAGACTTTGCCAATCACCGAAGTAGGAAACGAGTGGATTTACGCCATCGCAAGCGGAGTAATCCAAGGGATGTTTCTAGTTCAACTGCTAAGGCACTTTGATGGTGAAGATTGAAAACAAACAGAATGTGGCCCTATGTGGTCGAGATTGGCTAGGGATTATCTCTCTGGTCTTGACCCTTATGGCTGGCTTCTTTGCCGCATACAGTCGTCACGACCGTTTGTTGTCGGAAGTTTCAGTATCCCAAACCCTTCACTCTGAGCGTTTGAATCGACTGGAAAACAAGATCGACATGCTCGAAAGAGATTTGAGAAACAAATGAGATACTTGCCACTGGCTTTGCTCGCAGGTTGCCAGCAAAAGGTTGCTGGTATCACTGATAGTTTGAAAGGGGTGATGCCTTCCAGCCCAGCAGTATCACAAGCAACTGTGACTGCTGAACAAGCCCAGATTCATCAAAGTCTTTTCCCACTCTCCCTAGTCGGAGGCATTGCAGTCTTTGCAGGCATCATTGCGATGCTTTTTTTGCCTTCCCGAACAGGTCAAAGAGCCTTGGTTATTGGTGTGGTCTTGTGTCTGATCCCACCATCATTCCTTTTGCTCGGTCCTGAATTGCTCAAACCAGTGGCCCAGGTCGTAGCAATCATTTCACTGGTTCTCTTAGTTTTCTACACCGCAAGAGTGTGGGAACGAAAAAGGTATAACAAAGATGCTTGACGCTATCACAAATGACATCCTCAGCTCAGTTCTCATCTTTCTTGCTGGCAACATTGTCGGCATGTATCAAAAAGAATGGTTCATGCGTTGGTTAAATAGACGATGATTGCGCTCGTACTCGCATTACTAACCCAGGTCGGACCTCCTGCTGATACTGACGCGGTTGCGATGTGGATTGATGACCTGGGGCGTTTGACACCGTTTGGTCGTACGTTTGATGTTTACATCCAGACTGGGTTTGATCCTGACTTCTCTTACCCTAATGGCGATCCACGGCGACCATATATGATTGGTTCAACCCGTGGTAGTGAATCACCCACTCGTGCGTTTGGCTGGGCAATAGAAGGTCCGATTTTTAAGAACAGCAGGCCAGACCATCTGTATCCTTGGTTGGACAATTGCCAGGAATGTATCGACTACTGGACAACAGATACAGGAATTGAGTGTCCGGCTCCAGGTGCGTACTGGGACTGTGTTCAAGCAAACCCATATCAGCGGCATATGTATCTCGGTGCAAAGTTCACGCCGATCAACTGGATCTTTGAAGGCCCGGAGGGTTGCTGCCCAAGGTATGGTGACTTGGTGGATCTGGAGTACGCATGGTCGGACTCATGGATTCTGCACGGTCCCCTTGGTAAGAAGTACGGAACCGCAAATCCACAATACAAGTACCCGATGGTGCAGCAGCAGCACAAGGATCTGATTGACACGCCTGTGTTGAAGTTCTGGCCTCACCGAGAGGATATCGTGGGACAACGCTGCTGTTCATCCCCATCGCAGAATGACTACGGTGATTTGATTCGTTGGAATCCTGATGTTGATTGGGAAAGCGAGAAATGGCCCGGAAGTTTTCACATTGCCAGGTTTACTGGCCCTGACTACTTCAGTTCAGGCGGTGTAGTTCGCTTTGCTTGTGGCAACGATCACCCATGTGATCCGGCCCCATACTCGGTCGGTTACTACCCTGACAACTCTTGCCCGTCTGATTTGAATGAGGATGGAATGGTTGGCTTCCAAGACTTGTTGCAAGTGCTGGGTGATGTAGCTGGGTTCAAGTATCACCCTCAAACCAACAATGGCTTTAACGCCATCATCAAAGTTCTTTCTGAGTGGGGGGACTGTGGGTGACAATCAAGGTGGTCAATGCTGACGGGTCGCTTAGGGATCTTGGAGCTAGGAACAAGCGGTACTCACGCGAGAACTCCAACAACCCCAGAGGACATCGCTGGCGAAAACTTAGAGCCTTCATCTTGAACCGTGATCCTATTTGTCAAGTGTGCCGGAACATGGCTTCTCAGCAGGTCGATCACATCAAGCCCATCCATCAGGGGGGCGACGATTCACATACCAACTTGCAGGGTATCTGTGAGAAGTGTCATAAAGAAAAGAGCGCAGATGAGATGACCCACCTGCGCTCCGTGCAGCATCCAGCCCGCCGCATAGACAATATTATCCCTTAGACTTGTTATCTCGAAGGATATTTTTGTTGATATGAAAGCAAGCAGCCTTGTGCATTGAGACTTCAATCGGCTGATTGGCAACCCATTCTGACAACGCTTTGAGCGTTTTTTCGTCCCTGATTTGGACAGTCAGTGGTTCAAATTTTGTTTTCATTTTGTGGTTCCTTTGCTTTATCAAGCTCTGCCTTTACCTTTTTCCAGTAGGGCAATGATGATTTACGATACGGCCCGCTTGGGCCACCAACTTGCATCCGTGCTTTGAATTCATTCATGCTCATACCAGCAGGGATGCGATGCGGTTTGGCATAGCGAGCCATGAATCCACGGAAGGTTTCAACGCTCTTCTCAAGATCAAACACGGCATCAGGCCACTTGCCTTCTACCCCAGAGTCTTGAAAAAAGAGTGACCCTATTTGAAATGGGCCTGCACTACGCGGTACTCCGTCCACATAGTCACCCCAGATTTCACCAGTTCGGCAGTTGGTTTCCACCTTCCAGATGGCTTGTTCCAGTGGGGTCATGTCAACGCTTAGGGCGACAGTTGCAATCAATGTGCTAATCATGTCAACTATCCTTTCCGATTTGCATCCATTCCGCTTTCCGCGAGAGGCGTTTGTTTTCTGGAGTTTGTCCTGTGGTTGCGTTGTATTGGTTGCACATTTGTCTGGCATCTTCGATAGTTTGACATTCACCGATTGTGTGTTTTGGCCCCATATGTGGTTCTAAACCACCGGGATAATCAGGATTGTCACGCCACCATGTACGGGTAAAAACTTTGAATGAAGTCATTTGAATTACTTTCTGTTTGACGAGCCACCATTGGCCCGTGAATCATCTTAATCCATCTCGGTTCAAAAGCAACCAAAAGCTAAAGATTTCTCAAAGTATTTCTCAAAGTATTTCTCAAACAATATTTCTCAGACATATTTCTCAGACATATTTCTCAGACATATTTCTCAGAGAATGTCCATATGCAAATTGTCTCTACTAATGACAATTCATTGCCATTTATCCTCTTATTGACAATCCATTGTCATTAAAAGTTATCGGACGTTATATAATCTTATTTAACTTAATAACCTGGCAATTTGACGGTCTAGCTCTGACGGTCTATCTCTGACGGTCTATCTCTGACGGTCTATCTCTGACGGTCTATCTCTGACGATCCAGCTCTGACGATCCAGCTCTGACGGTCCAGCTCTAACGGTCCAGCTCTAACGGTCTAGCTCTAACGGTCTAGCTCTAACGGTCTAGCTCTGACGGTCAAGCCTGGACACAAAATAACCCGCCGATTTGGCGGGTTTGTGTGGTTTGGGATTTGGTTCACAAATCAATATTCCACATCATCGTACGCTTGTTTGTCTGAAATGTGGAAACCATAGCCACGAATCCAATCCTTAGCTCTCTCTGACATCCCATCCCATTTGCATACCCAATACCCACCATCGGGATGATTTGTAGCTCTGATGACGTTTGTACCCATTGGAATGGTAGTGATCGTTCCATATGGCATAGCTTTGTATTCGATGTCTTTGTTCAATTTCATGGGTTTACCTTTCTGATTCGTTCCCAATATTTTTCTTCAAATTCATTCATTGCGTATTCGCATCGTTCCATGGCTACAAACATTCTTTGTTTGTATTCGTCGCAATGCCCCAAACGTACGGATTCGTGCCAATGCGATTCGGCGGTATAAAACGCTAACTGCAATAACCCAAATTCGTGGGATAATTCCTGGTTAGTCATTTTTTCATAATCCAACATGATTAACTCTCACCTGGAAAAATGTAGCCAAACTCATTAATCAGAATATCTCTGACGTTTTCACGATCCAATGAGTCGTAATATGTTTCAACGTTCTGATTTTGCAAACGAATGCGAATAGCTCTCGCCAAATCATTTACCTTCAATGAATGTCCAGTTTGGTGCGTTAATGGGTAAATGCCATGAGGACCATAGAAATGATTGCAATAATGGAAAAATACAGAATCAATTTTGTGTTTGGTTATGTTTGGCATTGTTTTATCCTTTCTTACAAATACCCTTGCGGTCGAACAAAATGTCGATCAATTCTTGATCGGACCATTTTTCGTATCCTGATGGCATTGGATTCGCAATTCTTGCGATTTGCAAAATTTGCATCACTGACAAATCCATTTGCCATAGATGTTGCATGAAATTGTGAAACTGTTTGTAATCCATTTTTGGTTTTCGCATTGTCAAACCCTTCCTGTAAGTTTGCGTTTGAGTGATTCATTGTAAACCGTATCGGTCCATTGTCAAACAGGATAAAACATATTTCTCAGAGATATTTCTCAGAGATATTTCTCAGAGATATTTCTCAGAGATATTTCTCAGAGATATTTCTCAGAGGGTTGCCCACATGCAAAATGGTCCGATAATCGGCAAAAAATCACGTTTGTAACGTAATATGCGTTATCGGACCTCAAATAACCTTATATTACCTAATATAACGTTACAGCCCGATTCAATCATGGTCTAGCTCTGACGGTCCAGCTCTGACGGTCCAGCTCTGACGGTCCAGCTCTGACGGTCCAGCTCTGACGGTCCAG